TCTGTATCATGTATTGATTGCACCCATCGCAGGTATCTGGGTAGAAGTTCCAGAGATAGATCCATCGCTACTGATGACCACTATGACTGGGATGCTAGGTTTGGGCGCTATGAGGAGCTACGAGAAGACCAGAGGTGTGAGCAGGGAGAAGTAATGACAAAACTAATTGAAATGCTGAAGCTGCATGAGGGTGTACGCAGTCATGTGTACCTGTGCTCCGCTGGCTATGAAACTTTGGGCGTTGGCCGCAATATCAGCGAATCTGGTCTTGGCTTGTCAGATGATGAGATCGAATACCTCTTAAACAACGATATTAAGCGCGTGCGAGAAGAGCTTGAAGACACTTATTTCTGGTTCCCCGCACTCAACGAAGCGCGGCAGGATGCAATGATCGACATCAGCTTCAACCTTGGCCTTACACGCCTGCGAGGGTTTGTGAAGGCTATTGAGGCTATGTCCCGTGAGCAGTTCGACATAGCAGCCGATGAGTTTATGGACAGTCGTTGGAGCCAACAGGTGGGCAATCGTGCTGTTGAGGTGACCGAGATGATACGAACTGGTGAATATCAGCAATAACAATGTCTGAGTTATCGCTGAAAGATTTTGAGATCCTAAGTGAGCAGGATCAAAACGAGGCTCTGGCTCTGCTGTCCCGTTACGATCAGATGGACAAGCAGGACAAGTGTCAGGGCGATTTTATTGAGTTTGTTCAGCACATGTGGCCTGAGTGCATATTGGGTCGGCACCACAAAATCATTGGTGACAAGTTCAACAAGATAGCTCAGGGCAAGCTCAAGCGCCTTATCGTTTGTCTACCGCCTCGACACTCTAAGTCTGAGTTTGCCAGCACCTATTTCCCAAGCTGGATGATGGGCAGACGCCCAGACCTCAAGATAATTCAAACCACGCACACCGCTGAGTTGGCTGTGCGCTTTGGTCGTAAGGTGAGAAACCTTATTGACTCGGACGATTACTCTCAAATTTTTCCAGACGTAAAGCTTCAATCAGACAACAAATCAGCGGGTCGCTGGACAACAAACCACGAGGGCGAATCGTTCTATGCTGGTGTGGGTGGTGCAATCACGGGTCGTGGTGCTGACCTCTTAATCATTGACGATCCGCATTCTGAGCAAGACGCGCTATCGCCTACGGCGATGGAGTCGGCTTATGACTGGTATACGTCAGGGCCGCGTCAACGTCTCCAGCCGGGTGGAATCATAATTATTGTAATGACTCGCTGGTCAACCAAAGATCTAGTGGGCAAGGTTCTCAAGAAGCAGGGGGATGACCACGCAGACCAGTGGGAGGTCGTTGAGTTTCCCGCGATTATGCCTGAATCAGACACCCCGCTCTGGCCTGAATTCTGGAAAAAAGAAGAGCTTTTGTCAGTCAAGGCGTCGCTGCCGATCAGCAAGTGGAACAGCCAGTGGATGCAGAACCCCACGGCGGAAGCTGGATCTATTGTAAAGCGCGAATGGTGGCGTCGGTGGGAGTATGATCATGTTCCTGCGTATGATTACGTCATTCAAAGCTATGACACCGCATTCAGCAAAAAAGAAACCGCTGACTATAGCGCGATTACCACATGGGCCATTTTCACGCCTCCCGAAAGCGACGCGGAGCAGATTATTTTGCTAGACGCAAAGCGTGTGCGTCTGGACTTTCCAGAGCTTAAAAGGCTTGCATATGACGAGTATAAATACTGGGAGCCTGACTGCGTTTTGATTGAGGCAAAGGCTTCGGGTACACCGCTTACCCAAGAGTTGCGCCGAATGGGAATACCTGTTACGTCATATACACCAAGTCGCGGTCAGGATAAGATTGCCAGAATGAACAGTGTCGCCCCGATCTTTGAGTCGGGAATGGTTTGGGCACCAGACGAGGTTTTTGCCGACGAGGTCATTGAAGAAATGGCATCGTTTCCATTTGGCGAGCACGATGACTACTGCGATAGCTCAACGATGGCGTTGATGCGCTTTAGGCAGGGCGGCTTCTTAGCCTTGGATAATGATTATCCTGAAGAGGCTGAATTTTTGAGGCGTGACAGACAGGTGTATTACTGATGGCGATTGAAAAAAAAGGTTTAGGCACAGAAGACAATCCTGACGTTATGCCGATGGGCAGCGCCATTGAGGTCGAGCCTGAGATGACCCTGAACGACGAGATCCGCAACGCCGCCGAGATATTGGTTACTGAAGAAGCAATCCTTATTGACGATGAAATTGATGCGCCAGAAGAAATGCCTATTGAGGCGGGGTTTAATGAAAACCTTGTAAACCTAGTTTCAGATAACGATCTCTCAAAGCTTGCCAACGAAATTATTGACTCAGTCAAATCTGACAAAGAGAGTCGTTCAGAGTGGGAAAAGACCTACAAAGACGGCTTGAAGTATTTAGGCATGAAGTTTGATGACTCTAGGAGTCAGCCCTTCGAGGGTTCTTCTGGCGTAATTCACCCGATACTGGCGGAGTCTGTTACCCAGTTTCAAGCGCAAGCGTATAAAGAATTGTTGCCAGCCAAAGGCCCAGTAAAGACTGAGGTGGTTGGAAACCGCAACGCCGAGTCTGAAATGCAGGCCGAGCGCGTTCAAGACTTCATGAATTACTACATCATGAACGTCATGCAGGAGTACGATCCAGAGCTGGATATGCTGTTGTTTTATTTGCCGTTAGCAGGCTCTGCGTTCAAGAAGGTCTACTTCGACACTGGCGCAAGCCGCGCCATGAGTAAGTTTATTGCGCCAGAGGACTTGGTTGTGCCTTACGAGGCCACTGATTTATTCACGGCTGAGCGTGTAACTCACATCATTAACATGAGCCGAAACGAAATCAAGAAGCAGCAACTCAACGGATTTTATGCCGATGTTGAGCTTAAAGGCGGCGGCATGGTGGTTAGCCGCAGCGAGATTGAAGAAGAGATTGATGAGATTGAGGGCATGGAGCCTGCTTATCAAGAAGACAGAGATCGCGCTGTTTTTGAAACTCATACGATATTAGACCTGCCCGGCTTTGAAGATATAGGCGAAGACGGCGAGCCTACGGGCCTAAAGCTGCCCTACATTGTGACCGTTGACGAAAGTAGCCGCAAAGTTTTGCGTATTTCGCGCAACTATGTTGAGGGCGACCCACTAAAGAATAAGATCAACTTCTTTGTTCAGTATAAATTTTTGCCCGGCTTAGGATTCTATGGATTGGGCCTAAGCCACATGATTGGCGGCATCTCAAAGTCAGCCACGTCTATTCTGCGTCAGCTCATCGATGCAGGCACCTTGGCTAACCTACCAGCAGGTTTCAAGGCTCGTGGTATGCGTATTCGTGACGAGGACAACCCGTTACAACCGGGCGAGTTCCGCGATATCGATACCACTGGAGCGTCTTTAAAAGAAAATTTGATTCCGCTGCCAATCAAAGAGCCTTCTAACGTGCTTATGCAGCTTTTAGGGCTTCTTGTAGAGTCTGGTAAGCGGTTTGCGTCTATTGCCGACACAAACGTAGGTGATGTGAATCAAGCCATGCCTGTAGGCACTACGGTGGCTTTATTGGAGCGTGGCACCAAGGTTATGAGCGCAATCCACAAGCGATTGCATTACAGCCAAAAGTTAGAGTTTCAGCTTCTAGCAAAAGTCTTTTCTGAGTACCTGCCCCAAAGTTATCCGTATATGTCCAAGAACGGCCCACAAGAGATTATGGGTCAGGATTTTGATGGTCGAGTGGACGTAATACCTGTATCTGACCCCAACATTTTCAGCCAAAGCCAGCGCATTACTATGGCTCAAGAGCTGTTGCAGATGGTGCAGTCCAACCCCCAGATACACGGGCCAAACGGCATATACGAGGCTTACAGGCGCATGTACGCCGCGCTGGGCGTAAACGACATTGATAGCTTGTTGACGCCTCCGCCGCCTCCACAGCCGCCTATGCCGATTGATGCTGGCATCGAGAACTCAGGCTTTTTGATGGGTCAGCCAGCTCAGGCGTTTGAGCAGCAAAACCATCAGGCGCACATCGACGCTCACAGGTCGTTGTTTTTGACTGATGTGGTGAAACAAAACCCCCAGCTACAGGGCATGATCATTGGGCATATGATGCAGCACCTACAGTTTATGGCTGGCCAGATGGTTCAAAACCAACTGCCGCCAGAGGTGCAACAACAAATGCAGGAGGTGCAGCAGGCCCAACAATCGGGTCAGGTTCCGCCAGATCAACTGCAACAGATGAGCAGCCAAGTGCAAATGGCCGTAGAAAAGTTTTCTTCTCCAGTGTTGGCGCAGCTTACTCAAGAGTTGCTTGAGTCAATCGGTCAGGGTGATGAGACCGATCCGCTCGTGCAGATTAGAGAGCAAGAGCTGGCGATCAAGGAGAAGGAAATTGAGGTTGATAACCAGCAGTTTGAGTCGAAGCAGCAGCAACGGCTTCAAGAAAAGTTATTGGAAAACGAGATTGCAAAACAACGGCTGAACGTCCAAAAAGACGTAGCCGACGATAAGCTCGACGTGGCTATCCGTCGCCTTGATCAACAGGCGGAGCTGAAGCTGCTCGACATGCAAAACAAAAATATGGGAGGCCGATAATGGCAACAGTTATTTCATCTACTAGCTATGTGCGTGACCGCATAGCTGGGTTACGCAAACAAAAAAAATTGATGCGCGAGGTTGAGCAAGCCTTAGCTGCAAAACAGGCCGCTGAACAAGAAGAAAAAAAGCGCCTGAGCGACCATAGAATCGCCACTAAGCTGGCTCGAATAAACGGCACCGAAGCCCCTGCGCCAATAAAAGAACCTGCACCAGAGCCAGTTGCTGAGGCTCCTACAGCACCAGATGTAGAAGAAGCTCCAGCCGCGCCGAAAAAGGTTACGGCTAAAAAAACCCCGAAACCAAAGAAAGCGCCTGCAAAGAAAACCACTCCGAAAGGGACTAAGAAATGAAAATCAAAGATATGAGCCGAGTTGAGAAGGTTGATTCGCCAACCAAAAGCATCAAATCAACCCCCACGGCACCCGCGTTGGTTCGCAGGACGATGGGTGGCAAAATTAAAGTTATCAAGGCTCGCGGAGCTGGAGCAGCAACTCGTGGGTTTGATTTTCACGAGAAAGTCTAGTGGATGATATTGACCTTGGGTCGCGCCTGAAAAGAGTCATGGCTGAGCGGAAAGACTTAATCCGCGAGGTCATGATGGACGGTATGCTAAAAGATATAGAACATTATAAAAGTTTGCAGGGCGAGCTAACTGTTATAAACTTGGTCGAGGAAACCATCAAAGAGTTCTATAAGGAAATCTAAATTGACTACGCCTACGACTGAAGCCGCTTACGTTGCAAGCGAAGAGCGCGTTCTTGACCCAACCCTTCTTGATAAATCCGCGCTAGAGCGTATGCCAGACCCTACGGGATGGCGAATGCTTGTGCTGCCCTACAAGGGTAAGGCGCAAAGCGACGGCGGAATCCACCTCCTGAAAGAAACCGTAGACCGTGAGGCTCTTGCTACGGTGGTTGCTTACGTTGTAAAAATGGGGCCACTTTGTTATGGCGACACCGAAAAGTTTGGTGAAACCCCTTGGTGTGCAGAAAGACAGTGGGTTCTTATCGGACGATACGCGGGTGCTCGTTTTAAATTAGAAGACGGCGGTGAAGTAAGAATCATCAATGACGATGAAGTCATTGGCACCATCCTTAACCCTGATGACATAGTGAGTTTCACATGATTGAGAATCAAAACGCAGAGCAAGAGGCTTTTGAAGAAGAGTCGGTTGAGATTGAGGTCACAGAAGACGTTGTAGAGTCAGAAGATTCTGGTGACGAGCTTGAGAATTACACCAAGTCCGTTTCCAAGCGCATCAACAAGCTAAATCAAAAGAACCGAGAGGCTGAGCAAAGAGCGCAACAATTAGAGCAGATTGCGCTGCAAAAAGAGGCTGAGCTTCAACAGTACCGACAGTATAGCGCCCAGCA